CCAAGCCCTGGGCCAAAAATTGGCAGGAACTGTATCGGTATGATCTTGAAAAACGCTTCCCCCATGGCCACAAGCTGCAGGAAACTCTCAAGTCAATCTGCATCATGACCCCGGATCCTGTCCTCTGTTGTTATGAAAAATCTGTCCACCAGTGCCACCGAAAGATCCTGGCGGAGTTCATTGGTAAATACCTTGATGTTGAGGTGAAGGAATGGCAGGCCTGACAGTAAATGGATAGAGCTGAACTTCAAAAAATTCTGCAGCAGTCGGAAGAAACTGATCTGGCTGTGCTGATAACAGCCAAAGAAGAGGCCAAGCAAATGGTGAGGGATAAGCCCACACCGGCTGCTTTGGCCGCTTTGCGTCAGGCCTCGGCCATGCTCAAGGAACACGTTGAGCAGAACCCCATGGAAGAAGATCAGCCGGAAACCGGCCACCAGGACAGCGAATTATATGAGGAAACCAAGAGAGGGTCGGCTGTCCTCAGATGGCTCCAGGCCTGTGGCTATCAACGTGAAAAATCACAGTTTTATGATGATATAAAATTTGGCCGTCTTCGCTCCAACAACGACGGTGTTTTTACTGTTCGTCTGGTTAAAAAATATGCCCGAACCCTTCCTCGTATTGGCACAGGTAAGACCGAGGCCGAAGAAAAGATGGATCTTGGCCAGCAAAAACAGCAAGAGGAAATCGAAAAACTCAGGCTTCATAATTCCAAGGCCAAGTTTGAGTTTGATGTCGAGCAGGGCAAATATTTTCCCCGCGAAGATTTTGAGAGGGAACTGGCAGCTCGCCTGGTGGTTCTTGATTCTGGCATTGAGCGGTTGATCAGGGACAGCACAGCCAAAATGATCCATATCTCAGGCGGCGATCAGAAAAACAGCGAACATCTTATCGATTTCCTTGTTGCCGCCAAGAATGATTTGCTCAATTCATATGCTACTACTAAGACATACCATGTTCTCATAATGCCGAAGGAGACACCCGTTGGCCAAAAGTAAAGCGTTGAAAATAGCATGTAAGATTCACTGTAACCAGTCGACTAGGATGCTGAAGAAAAAATTTATCGAAATATGCCTGTCCCGCCAGGAGAAACAAACAACGTCATGGGGCCAGGATATTTTGGACACAGAATGCGTCGGCTGTAAAATCGGCGCCCTGATTGCCAACGGCAAAGATTTTACGCCGCCAACTAATGTCGAATGGATCAAGGTCCGTGACGTTGTCAAAGAGGATTTACTTAGAAGGAGGAAACCTGTGCACGAGGAAAAAGTGAAAACAATCGGTGATCTGATGGTGGAAAAAGAGCTGGCGGCTATGTTTAAAGAGCTGCCGGTAAAAAAAAATAGATTGCGCCTGGCGGATCTGCGAAAATTCTGGCGAACACAGTATCTCATTTCCGGTGAAACAGGGGAATGTCCGAACTGTAAGCGTGTTTTGTCCTCTCCTGGTTGTGGTGTCTGTGGATCCTGTTACAGCAATTGCCGTCACTTGAAAGGTGAGAAGCTCCTGGACGCCCTGGTCGAGAACAGGCGGCGCCGGATGGCGACGGATAAGGTTGCCAGATTGGAGAAGGTTCAATTACCGGCGATATCTGAGAAAAAAGATGTGGAAACCGCTGCCAGGGTTGCTTTGGATGCCGTGCGAGAAGGGCAACCGCCGGTTGTCTCTGTGGATCCATGCGATATGCAGATCATTATCGGTAATGTCTGCAAGGAGGTGAAGGATATCCTGCTGGCCAAGAATAAGGCCTACGGCAATTCGGCTGCCGATCCGGTGCGGATCTTCTCTAAGGCGGGTCCGGTTGAGCAGATCAATGTTAGGATCGACGACAAACTTTCTCGCCTCATGCGCGGCAATGAGTATCCTGGCGATGACACCGAGCTTGATCTCATCGGCTACCTTGTGCTCAAGCGGGCTGTGAAACAATTGGTGGCAAGTAAATGACATCAAAAATTGATATGACTATTTAGGGAGTTTCCTAGATGAACATCGCCCCATACACAGCCACCCCCGACACATTTTTTTTGCCGAGTGCCTTGCCTCAGTCTGTTGTTCCGGTCCACATTCCCCTAGCCTGGTCAAAGGCGGAGCGTAAAGTCCTCCGTAAAAAAAAGAGTTTGCCGACAAGTATTTGGGCAGAAAAAAACAGGATTCTTACCTCAAAGGATTCAAATCGTGAAGGCGGATGGAAAAACTCTGTCACCCCGTATCTTGTCGGCCCAATGGATGCCGCCTTTTTTCCATCAGTCCGGGAGATGGTTCTCTGCAAACCGCCACAAACCGGCGGATCAGAGGCGATCAATAACATAGTTGGCAAGATTATCGACCAAGAGCCGGGTCAGGTTCTCTATATCTACCCCAACGAGAAGGACGCTAAAAAGAATATTAGACGCCGTGTCCTCACCATGATCAGATCATCGGCCTGCCTTTCTAGTTATCTCACCGGTTATAAGGATGACGAGGCATCCGCCTTGATTAATCTTTCCCATATGATGATCCGGGCAGGTTGGGCCGGATCACCTCAGTCCCTTGCTTCAACCCCGGAACGATACGTCATTTTTGAGGAGCCTGATAAGTATCCGGAAATCAAGAAAGAAGCCGATTCAATCAGTCTTGGCAAGAAAAGAGCCCGTACCTACCGGGGCCGGGAGAAGATTTTTTATGTCTCAAGCCCGTCAACCGAAGCTGGCCCTATCTGGCAGGCCCTTCTTGACTGTGAGGTCATCTTTGAATACGTCGTTGTCTGTCCTCATTGCCTGGATCATCATTCGATGGATATGGGAACCAGGGAAAGCCAAGGGGGTTTGAAATGGCCGGAAGACGAGCGTGATCACAATCTCATCGAGTCCAAAGAGCTTGCCTGGTTTCAGTGCTGGCATTGCCAGGCCAAGTGGGATGATTACACCAGGGACAAAGCTGTCACCCATGGTTATTGGCGTCAGAAAACAGTGGATGGTGATGGCCTTGAATTGTTCAATCACCTTAAGAAACATCGGCCCAAGAAGATCGGCTTTCAATATAACGCCATGATTTCCACCTTTGTCTCCCTTTCCCAATATGCCTCTGCTTTTCTGAAGGGCTCGAAAAACAGGAACGCCCTCAAGGATTTCCTCAACGGTTACGCTGCGGAACCATGGACTGAGTTTGTCGGCAAAGAGCGCCGGATCGAGACAATACAGGTTTTGAAGGATGAGAACGCCATCGAGGCTGTTGTTCCTTCTTGGGCCCTCGTCCTCATCCTTACCGCCGATGTCCAGAAGTACGGCATTTGGTATGAGCTTCGGGCCTGGAATAATGATCGCACCTCTCAGCTTATCCGCCATGGTTTCCTGGCCAAGGGCCTGGTGGCGGGAGAGCACCAGATGGCGGATGATTTCGGCGCTCTCAAAGCTGTTGCCTTGGCTCTCCATAAGACGGCAGACGGCATCGAGTACAAGGTTAGGTTTGGCCTGGTTGATTCCGGCTACCGCACCGACGAGGTCTATGAATTTTGCCGGGTCTTCCCAACCTGTGCCCCAGCCAAGGGCCAGAACGCCAAGGTTTCCCCGATCACCACTAAAAAAATTGATACCTTTCCAGGGACAGGTCGTCTTATTCCGGGCGGCGTCACCCTGGTCAGTTTTGACACCACCATTTACAAAGATACATTGTCGCGTAGGCTGCAGGTCAACGTCAGCGATCCAGGTGCCTGGATCCTGCACAACAACACAGATGACGGGTATTGTTACCAATACACCGCCGAAATCAAAGACGAGGAAATTGGATTATGGGTACAAAGGGGAAGTCAGGACAATCACCTGTGGGATTGCGGAGTGCTGCAACTGGTAGCACTGGAGATTCTGGAAAAACAGCAGATAATAAACCAACTGGCGACAGCTCGGGAGACGCAAAAGCAACCAAGGCCGCCGACATCAAGCCCGCAAACACCGAGCCGTCACCGGCTATGGTAAACGAGGAGCTGCTTACGTCCAAGCAAGAGGTTGCCGATCTCTTAGGGATGAGCATCACCACCCTGGGGCGCTATCTCCGAAAGTATAAATTTACTGGCGGCACCACTAATGGTCGCTGGCGTGTCTTTAAGACTGATGTCTTTGCTTGGTGGAAGCATGTTCAGCATCAAGAACACCGTCACCCGGAGGCAAGGCGAATGAGGCCAGAGGAGGCTCCGGAGCTGCAGGAAATTAAGGCAAGATGAATTAAGATTTTCAACTTGAGGAAGGCATAAAAAAAACAGAAAAAGGAGATCAAAATGTTTAAATTTGAATTGGGGCAAAATGTGAAAATTACTGTAAGCGGCGAGGTTGGCGAAGTAGTTGGCCGGGCAGATTACTCAAATTCTGAAAGCAGCTTTTTTATCCGCTACAAATCAGCTGATGGCAGAGCAGTTGAGGAGTGGTGGAGAGAGCAAGCGCTGGAAGTAATGGAATAATCCGCAATTCCACATCCGCAATCAAAGCGGGGTGTTTCTTTCACCCCGCTTCCACAACACCCTGTCAACCATCCATAAGCATACCATAATAGTGCCACGTTAGTGCCATAAGCGTCCACGGCCAAAACCATAGAGTATAAGGAAGTCTGACGAATCTCTCTCTCAGACCTCTTTCCACGGGATAAAGTATGGCCGACTTTACAACCTGGACAGCTTTTTATGCAGCTCTTCTCGACGCAATTGCCAACCGGGATCCGGCGGTAAAGCAATACCGCCGTCCGGACGGCACCCTTGTCGAATTTAATTCCCCCGCAGAAATGATCGACTACGCCGCCAGGGTCAAGCCCCTGGCCGATGCCGAGACCGCCACGTCCGGATCCGCGTCACGTCGTGCTCACGCAACAGGCCAGGGAGACTCCTGGTAATGATCGGTAACGCCGTTGACAACCTAGTAGGTGTTTTTTCTCCCAAGGCCAAAGTCGCTAGGCTTGCAGCCCGCGAGGCCCTGGGCCAGATAGAACAAAGAGGCCAGTACGCCGCCGCCAATACCAGTCCATCCACCGGATCCTGGACGCCAGTTGATTCAAAAATTAACACCATTCTTGCCAATTCTATTCCAACCATGCGAGCCAGGGCCAGACAGCTTATGCGCGATATGCCGGCCATGGCCACTGGTGTCGATCGTGTTGTCGACTTTATGGTTGGTGACGGCCTTACCCTCCAAGCCAGAGTCAAGGACCCGGCCACCAACAAGCTGGCCAAGGCAGTCAACCAGCAGGTCGAGGACGCCTGGAATTTCTGGTGTGACGAGGCCGACGAATCAGGCCGCCTCCATTTCAACGAGATCCAGCAGCTTGCCGCCCGTCAGGAATGCGGGGCCGAAGGCGAGTATGTCATTATAAAAAAACGCAGTAGTCAGAGAAACCGTTTTTTGCCGTTGTCACTTATGATCCTGGAGTCCGACACCATAAACGGCTATGGCGCTATGCCTATGGCCGGCAACGATGTTCACCAGGGCGTCGAGTATAACCCTGGCACCGGCCAGGCCGTGGCCTACCATTTTGAAGATTACGATCGTTGGTCCAAGCCTCTTCGGGTTCCGGCTGATCAGGTCGTTGTTGGTTTCAGAACATTGCGTCCTGGTCAGCTCCGTGGAGTGACGCCTCTGGCTCCGGCTATTCTGTTGTCTCACCAACTCCGTGATTACCTGGAGGCCTCGATATCCACGGCCCAAAAGGCCGCTCGCTGGCTGGCCTTTGTCACTTCAAACGATCCGGCAGCAACCATGGCCGCCTTTGGCGCATCTGCCAGCCCGACCTATACCGACACCGCTGGCAACAAAAAATATACCATGGAGATGGGCCATGCCGTGGTTGATTTTCTCCACTCTGGGGAAAAAGTCGACATCGCCAATCAAAATATGCCCGGCGATGCTTTTGGGCCCTTCGTTAAATTTATGCTGCAGACTTTTGCTGCTACCGTCGGCGTTACCTATGAGCTGGTAAGCGGTAACTATTACGACGCAAAATATACCGCCGCCCGGATCTCCCGCAACGACATGAATAAGTCAATCAAGGTTCGCCGTTCCCGTCTGGTTCGCCAGTTGTGTGAAAACGTCCGCCGGGAGTTTCTTGACTGGGCTGTTGTCTCCGGCAAGCTCACTTTGCCTGGCTATTTTGCCAACCCCCTCCCCTATCTTCGCTCTGTTTGGATTGATCCAGGCAACGATCTGCTTGATCCTCTTCGTGAGGGCCGGGCCGAGAACGACGCCATGGCCAATTACACCAGAAGCCCCCAGGATGTCCTTATCTCCAAGGGCAAAGATCCGGAGACGGTCCTCGATGAGCACCAGGAGTGGGTGGAGATGCTGGAAGAACGAGATTTGCCGCTACCAAAATCATCACCAGGCGGCCTCAAAACGAATCCCGCCGAAGTGGCGCCAGGAACTGGCGACGGCACCGGCACACAAGGAGGCTCAAATGCCACAAAAAAATGAACAGCAATTGAACTACCGGGCCGCCTCGATCAAGCCAACAGGCCCGAAAACTCTGGACCGTGAAAAGCGTAGCCTGGAGTTTGTCATCTCCACCGAGGATCCGGTTGTTATGTATGACTGGGAAAGAGGCGATTATGTACCGGAAGTGCTCCTGGCCAAAGGTGCCATCATGCCCAAACAGGTGCCGCTCCTCGATACCCACGATCGTTACTCTGTCAAGACAGTGCTTGGTTCGGTTCGCAAAAAGAAAAAAGAAGACGGCCTGGTGTCAGGCACCGCTATCTTTTCATCAGTTCCAGCAGCCGAAGAGGCGCTGACTAAATACGAAGAAGGACATCTGACCGATTTCTCGGCTGGATACAGGAACAACAACGTCACCAGAATCAAGAAAGGGGAGAAAGTCGAGATCGATGGCCGAACCTGGAAAGGGCCGATGAATGTTGTTACCTCCTGGACCATCAAGGAAGCGAGTTGCTGTCCAATCGGCGCGGACCCGAAAGCCAAGGCCCGCAGTGATAAAGAAACCACAATTACAACGACAACCGAAATCCATACCAAGGAGTTAGATATGGCTGATGAAACAAGAATGGAAAAACTGGAAGAATCCGTCGGTAAAATTTCCGACGCGGTATCTGCTCTGGCTGGTTCCATAGCAGAGCAGAACAAAAAACGCCAGGAAGCTGACGATGTAGACGAGAAAATTGTCAAAATGCGTAAAACAGCTATTCGGACAGACGAACTTGTTACCGAAAAAGAACGCGAAAGAATTCAGGAAATCAGGGCCGTCACCGAAAAACTGTCAATTTCAACTGGTGTTGATTTTGACGAGATTCGCACCGAACTGATCAACGACGGTTCAACATTCGAGCAGGCTTATAAGCGCTGTCTTGATCGCATTGCCACCGCCCGGCCGGAAGACCTCACATCAGGAATCCGCATTGGTGTTGGCAAAGAGGATAAAGAAAAGTCCCACGATGCCGCCATTGACGGCCTTATGATTCGTTCTGGTATTCAGGTCGATCAGGTCCAGGACCGTGACACCGAATACCAAACTATGAATCTGCTGGAGCTTGCCAAGAATCGTTGTCTGACTTTTGGCCAGTCTGTCCGCGGTCTGGACCAGATGCAGATTTTTGAACGGGCCCTGTCCACCTCTGACTTTGACAACATCTTGGCCGACGTTGCCAACAAGGCAATGCTGGAAGGATTTGAAAACGCCAATGAAACCTATGACGTTTGGGTTGACACCACTGGCCGCGTCAATGATTTTAAGGACCATGTTTTCGCCAGGGCCTCAGAGGCACCGTCTTTTGTGGCGATCAATCCCGAAGGTGGCGAGTACAAATATGGTTCCATGACCGATGCCAAAGAGACCGTGGCTGTCACCGATTACGGTATTATTGTCCCGTTTACCAGAAAGGCTATGGTTAATGACGATCTGTCGGCTCTGTCTGATATCAAAGAAAAACTCGGTGTTGCCGCCCGCCGTAAGTTCGGCGATCTCTGCTACGCCGTCCTGACCGGCACTGTCACCATGGGTGATGGTAACTCCTTATGGGATGCCACCAATCATAGCAACTACACGGCATCAGGTGCGGCTCCTAATGTTGCCGGCCTGAACACTGGCGCTACTGCCATGGCAACACAGAAAGACATTAAAGGGGTCCAGAATCTTAATATTGTCCCTGAGTTTATCTTGACACCGTGGGCTCTTAAAGGAACGACTGACAACCTGTTGACAACCACCACTCCTATTGCCCCAGGGTCAGCTGCCAGTCCAGTGACAAACCCATGGTCGCACCTCAAGCCGGTCCATGAGTCTCGCCTCGATGCTGCCTCGGCAGCAATATGGTATTTGATGGCTCGCAAAGGAATGACTGTTCAGCTGTTTACTCTCAACGGCAATACTACTCCAAAACTCGATATGCGTATGGATTGGTCAACCGATAGCCTGGATTTCAAAGGCCGAATTACTGGTGCTGCCAAGGCTAAAGACTGGCGAGGTATGTATAAAAACGCCGGAGCATAATCACGACACACACTTGAGCTGAAGGGTTGTAGGTAACAGCCCTTCAGCCAGCTAATATAAGGAGAAAAAAATGGCTACCAATAGAATTCAAGGAAAAGGAAGTGTCCTGCAGGCCACTAACGGGTCCGGTTCAGCGATCGCCTCTGGCCAGCCGATGTTGGTCGGCGACCAGGGCTTGGCTGGAGTCTGTCTCGAGGACATTGCTGCTGCTGGTGTTGGCTCTGTCGAAGTCCCGCCTGGTGTTGTTTTTGATTACCCCTGCAAGGGCCATAACGGCTCCGCAGATACCGCAATCGCAGTTGGCGACAAGGTGTATTTCACCGCTGGTGAGGCGTTCTGCGATGTTGACAGTGCTGCCGCTTTGTTTGGCTACGCCCTCGAGGCGGTAGCTTCAGGCGCCACAGCAACCATTGAAGTCCTGCTTGCCAGAGCGTAATATTTCATGACCCTTTCTGACCAGCTCGCATACGACAACGGTGTTGTATTCAACACTGAGGATTTCGCCCTGTCTGCCACTTACGCTGCAGCCGGCGAGTTCCCGATTGCCATCACCTACCTGCCTGCAGGTGGTGATGGCAAGGAGCACCAGGGGGCCGATTCATTTGGCACAACGAAGATGATCGCAGTCAAGGCTGCGGATCTCTCAGCCGTTTCAGTCAGGCAGGGCGACGCCATCAAGATTCCTGGCGACCGTTTCGCCGAGAATTGGGAGGTGGATAGTGCAGAGCTGGCTCCAGGCGGTTTGGTCTGGACCATGACCATCAGTAAGGTGGATTGATATGTTGAAGCTCGACATGGAAACCGCCGAGGTCAAGGCGAAGCTGGTTACCCATGGTCCGAAAAATATCGACAGGGCTGTTAAGTCAGCACTTGGCTCCCTTGGCTACAAGGTTGCTGCCGAAGTAAAAAAACAGATTCGCGGCGGATTTGGCTGGCCCCGTAAAGCAACCCGCTTCCCCCGTAAAAAAGGGATGCGATGGTGGGCCAGGTTTATCCGCTACCGGGTCTACGATGAGCAGGCCGAGAACATAAAGTCCGGCAAAGGCGTTCAATCAGGCGCACAAGGCATGACCCTGGTCGTTCTTCCTGCAAAGGATGGACGCCAGGGCGGCCAGGCCGGATCGTATACGAAACAGCGTGACAGCAAATTCCTTTCTGCCGTCTTTCACCGCTTTGAGCATGGCGAGCGTATCCATGTCTCAGCCAGTATGAAAAC